GCGCTGGCACTTGCAGACCGGCACCTACAAACAAGAGTTCGGCGCTACAGGCGGCTGGGCGATTGAGCGCATCGTGATGCCTAAATCGCTCGGCGGCATCTGGATGACGCTGCGGCCACGGGATCGTGGCGGCGTTGACATCACCTGCGAGCCAACGGTATGAGGCAGTACGTCCTAGAGGTGGAATACACCATTGTTGTCGAATCAGACAACGACGACCCGGAAGCGGTATCAGATGACTTCGTGGCGCGGCTCACTGAGTTAGCGCCGTCCAACGATCACATCCTGGGCTTGTCCGTCCAGGTGCTACCTATCCCCGAGCTTCGTGGATCATCTGATTGATGGCTCAAACCTTATCCCGAAACGCAATGCAAAGCATTTATTTAGAAAACAGATATTCGAGGCATGGGGCCATCAATGCGCGTACTGCGGCGTACCGGCTGACACGTTGGACCATGTGAAGCCACGCCATAAAGGCGGCGCTACAGTTGCCAGCAATCTTGTACCGGCGTGCCGAAATTGCAACCGTCGCAAAGGCAGCGAAGAATGGCGCGAATGGTTCAGCCGTCAAGATTCATGGACCGTTGACCGCGTGCTAAAGATTCAGGACTGGTTGATTGATTAAGCATCTGGTGATAAAAGACCATTGCTTGCCAATCTTGCGCGTGGTCTCTACACATTCCGTTATAACAAACGCGCCATTTATCGTTGTGTTTTTCTATCGTCGGTTCCAAGGGGTGTACCTGTCAACGGGTTGCTCATTAGCATACGCAGCCGCTTGATGCCACGGCGCTCAAGGTCCTGCAATTTGCTTTTGCTGATGTTAAGATCCCGCTCCAGCTCTGCCCAAGTGATAGGTTTGCTGATAAGCCGTGCGCGCAATACTTGCTGCGTGATGTCATCAAGGTATTTGTTAAAGTATTCCATCATCTCCTGTATTTCTTGCCTTGTTTCTTCTTTTGTAAATGCAGGATCAGCGATCATGTCAACAATCACATTGCTTTCAGTGTCTGCAATATGCGCATCAAGGCTGGTGACGCGGTAAGACTGCTTTAGCAGCATGGATAAATCTTCAACGCCAACGCTGATCTGGTCTGCAATTTCAGTCATTGACGGCGTGCGGCCTAGCTCATGACCTAGTTGCTGCGCGACACGGCCAACCTTAAACAGCATTTCGTGGACACTGACCGGCAGCTTAATGACCGGGTCATACGTGACCAGCGCTCGTGTAATGGCCTGCCGAATCCACCAGTAGGCATAGGTTGAGAACTTGTAGCCTCTGCTTGGGTCGAACAGGTCAACCGCACGCGACAGGCCGATATTGCCCTCTTGGATCAGGTCGATAAACTCAAGCGTCTTGTGGCTGCGTTTGTCGTATTTGCGTGCGACATGGACCACAAGTTGCAGGTTGGACTGGATAAACCGTTGCCGGGCGCGGTCACCGCTGCGCAGCTCGCGGCGTTCGTCGGTCGTCAGCGCACGGTCTAACTGCTTCAGCTCACGCCACCGCTGCACACGCCTGCCGAGTTGTATCTCTTGCTGCGGTGTTAAGAGTGGATATTTAGCGATACTGTTTAGGTAGTCCTTGACATAATCAGCCATGATGAGACCATTGGTTCACACAATAGAAGCACAGTTCCACGGTGCTGCCAACGCGCAGGTGCTGCGGGAGCTGCATGAACGCGGCGACTGGAATGGATTGCTGGAATATGCACTGCTGCTGGCTGAGCAAGAAGCCAGCCAGCGGTCGCAGATTAAGTGGTTGGCTGGCGAGGCAATGCGCTCATGCAGCATTGAACCGTGGCATCTGGCTGCGGCTCAAGAACTGCTTACTGGCGGACACTAGCTTGTCGTTGTTGTAGTGGCCGACTGCTGCATAGCTCAATGCAGGGCGTTGGCTCATGCGGAAAAATACCATCTGACCAATCTTGAGCCCTGGGTACACCGGCAGAGGCTGCAACTGGCGTGCGTTCTTTAGCTCAAGCGTCAGCGCACTGCCGTGCCACCCTGGGTCGGCGTATCCGGCGTGCAGGTTCTCGTAACCCTCGCGGGCGCGGCTGGACTTCAAGAAGAACAGCCCAGCCACATCCTCAGGCATCACGAACGTCTCGATCGTCTGCGCAAGGATGAATTGCCCTGGCACCAACTCGTATGGGTGGTCTGGCGTGTAGTCCTTAATTGACAGCGGGATCATCTGATGCGATTCGACTGATTCAAGCATGATCAGGTCACCCAGCCGCAGGTCCAGGCTGGCGGGATTGATCAACTCCGGCTGGTGATGTTGCACCATGCCTTGCGCGATAAGGTCATGGATCTCGGTGTCGCACAGAATCATGGGTCCAGGTGATGAGGTGATTGGGTAAAAATTGCTCTTGAGGCTGAAACGTGTACCAGCGATGACCGCAGGCTTTGCATTTGCGGCGGCGGTAAATCGTACCGTCGTTTTGTTTTGTTAAAACCACATAGGTGCAGTGGCTGCTACATTTCGGGCACGGTGTTTGAACGGCGGGCATCTTCTAGATTTTGTGCCATGACTGCTGCACTGCGCAGCATGGTGCTGAGCTTGACTGGTTTCATGTCCTTCCAGCAGGCGTACCTGATGGCATGACGGAAGCCCATGCTAATGTTGCCGTCGCCTAGTTTGCGTGCGGCTTCAACCTCTTCCCGCGTCATGCGGATGTTAACCGTTAGGTTGCGGCCTTTACCAACAGCGCGGCGGTCACTTAAGTTATCAGCCACTGCATGTACCAGTTAGCTTTGCGCATGTCTTGCGCTGGGTTGCCTTTGTGTTCAGCGCGCCAGATGTATTTAATGACCTGACCTTTGCAGTAACCCCGGAACTCGTCAGGGGTCAGCGCTGCTTGGATTGCCTCGATGCATTCAATACCGCCTTGCGTGTAGTGCGGCGGATGGTTGACCGGATCAGTCATCTTGCAGCAGCTCCATCAGCTTGAGCACATATGCAGCAAAAGCGACATGAGTCATAACAGCATGGGTGCCCGGAGGCACCCCATAACTGTCACGCCACCACTCCTCAAACGCTGCTTTGATGGCGGGTTCGTTCATCAGAACGCAGCCTCCTCAGTCTTAGGGCGGGGCAGATACTCAAACCGCTGCACGTTCAAGACATGCTTGCTGCGCTTTTCGCCGGTTTCTTTGTCTACCCAGTCTTGGCGGCGGATTGAGCCTGTCACCATGATGCTGTCGAGCTTTTTGCAGTTGTCGGCAATCATCTCGCCGCCTTTACCCCAAACCTCTACATCAATGGCATTGTTGATATAGTTGCCATCCTTATCTTTGCCTTCGCTGATGCCACCACCGAAGTTGCAAACGCAAGTACCAGAATCAAAAAACTTAATCTGCGGTTCGCTAATAATACGAACGACGCCGGAAGCATAAAGGGTCATGGATTGATGGGGGTAATGGAGTTGGATTCTTCAAAAGCCAGGACATACGCGATTGGATACCTGACCCGCGACTCACCTAAAGGCAAGCCAAACCGTGGCACGGTGTAGTAGCTCGGTCCTTGACCACGCAGCCGCTGGGATTTAACGCTGCTTGGCTTTAAGCCCCAGCGTGCTGCTAGTTGCTCAGTCGTCAGATACAAGATCAGCCTCCTTCTCAAGCATCTGCTGCAGCAGCTTGTCGTGTTGCTCCTGCGTCAGGTCACCATCCTCTAGGCGTTTTGCCATACGCGGCTGCAGTTCCTCTAAGTCCTGCAGGCTCTTGGCTTTGGCAATGGCAGCAGCACCAGCGGTGAATGTCTTGCTGGTGTCCTTGGCTTGGACGGTGGTGACGGTCACAGGCTCTGCATCAGCCTGCTGCATCTCGTCGGTGGTGTAGACACCGGACATGTCAGCAGGGAACGCCTTGCGCAGTGCCAGCGCCTCAGAGCATTTAGCGATCATCGCGGCAGGCATCTTGGCCCATAACCCTTGGCCTGCGTTGTAGTCCGCAAACCGTGCAACACCGATGAAGGCATGATTGCTGCCTTTGCGGTGGACGATGGTCTTAGCTGCAGCGGGTGGCTTAGAAGAGAGCCATACGTCACGCCAGTCGCCCTCCTCACCGCACCAATAGGTCTCGCTGCCGTCCAGTTGGCCGGTGCGCTCGGCAATGGCGCGCAGGCCGTCGATGCCTGCCTGGATGGTTAGCTTACCGCCACGTTTGATGGCGTAGATCTGTTTGCTGAACGGGTCAAGGCCAGTGCGTTGGCACGCATAGGCAAACAGCCGCAACTCGTCATTGGTGCAGCCCGGTGCAATGGTGCTGCTGATCAGTTGGACCTGATCAGGGGTCCAGGTTGTGATCTGTGAAGTCATTAGAAGGTCTCAGTTTGGATGGGATTTGTTGCCCACTTAGGCAGGCTGATGGTCTGAATGGTCGTGTCGCCGTAGCCGGGCCACACATTGGCGGCCTTGCATCCGGCGATCACGTCCAATGCATTATCCCGCGTGGTTCGCCCTAATGCAAGCGCATCGGCGTCCAGCTCGTACACCGCAACAGCGTGCGGGTACGTCTTCTCGACGGCAACAAACACAAACCGCTCAGCGCCATGCAAGCCAGCGAGATAATGCGCGGCTTGGACGTGGTAAGCGAATGTAGCCACGCTGCGGGCAAAGGCCTGCGGGCTGGCGTCGGTGGTGGTCTTGATGTCTACCACCGTGTCGCGTTGGTACCAGTCCGGGCGGCACTTGCAACGCATCCCTGTGGCGGTGTCATCCCACCAGAAGGATTGTTCGGCCTTGCCGTCAGCAAGCAATGCTGCGGCTGCCGGGTGGTTGCGGACCGCAGCGCTCATGCCAAGCGCCAGCGCCATGTCTGAGTTTGTGACTGCCTCGATGCCCTCAGTAGCCATGCGCTCAGCTTGCTCTTTGCCAGCTTTGGTATTGCGTGCTGCGCACACGCCGTAGCGCTGCAGCAGCTCGTCAGGCTCAAGAATGGCGCAATGGGCAAGGCTGCCCAGTTTCATCGCAGCGGTTGGTTCAACCGGTTTGCGGTCTGGGTTGATGTACCGGCTCCAGTAGTGGTAAGGCGACTGCATTACCGCTTTGAGGTGGCTGGCGCTGACGGCTGGGTCGGCGTGGTACTGCTCGTTGGTGATGGTCATTTCAGCCTCAGTTGGCGGTGGATCAGGGTCTGCGGTCCGAAGCAGTGCAGCAGTTGCGGGAATGCTTGGAACAGCGCCTGCCGGTTGACCGGATCAGCCACCAGCCCTGCATCGGCAAGGCGGCCAATAAAGCCGCCGCCGTGCTGCTTGGCGGTCTGGAATGTCCAGAAGTCGTCTGATGTCATGGGTAAAATGGTTGCGGTGAGATCGAGGGGGGCGTGGCTGCCCCCATTTTTCTACGCCAGTGCCTGCCTGACGCGGTAGCGGCTGATGCGCATGTGCTCCGCAATGCGGCGCTGCGACCAGCCACGGCTGCGCAGCCGTTTGGCGCGTTGCTCGGTGCTCTCGGTTGCCCATAGCAGGATGATGATGGGCAGCAGCAGCAGGGCTGCGATGAAGGCGAGTGTTGTTGCCATGGGTGGGATTTGTGGACCCCCGCATCCTACACCATGGTCGGCCGTGGTCAACCCTTGTGTTACAAAACCTAGTCAGCCAAGTACTGGTGTATAGGTTTCGTCGCAAACCAGCGCCTTTGCATCCTCCACAGACCGCGCCACGCCAGCAATGCCGCCTGCAGCCTGGACCGCATCCAGCCACTGCTGCTGCTCGGGCCGCAGCCTGCCGGTTGGCGTCTTGACCTCGATGCTGGTAAACACCGCGATGCGCTGGCCGACCATCTCCTGAGTGACCGTGCGCGTTGTCCAGCCGATCAGGTCAGCGCTGCCTTTGCATAGCCCAAACTGCACCGGGCGGCCGTTGGCGTCGCGCAGCGTGCCGGTGTTATTGCGGAAGACTCGCGTGTCGCCATTGCTGATGGCCAGCCGTATCTCCTGCTGGATGCGTTGTTCGCTCACTCATGCGCCATGCCGCTTGGCCAACCTAGCCTGGTAGACGCGCTCTGCCCAGCCGCGCTTATAGCCGCGTTGCTGCGCCAGCTTGCGGAGGTCATCGAGACTCTGCGCACTGCCTTGCTCGCGTTTGCGCTCGCGTGTGGTCAGCTCCTGCAGCTCACCCTCGACCACCTTTAGCTCCCTGGTCTCCTGCGGCGCGAACACATGTCCGCAGTCAGGGCACACCTGCGTGGCGCTCATGCTGGTGGCAAAGCACACCGGGCACACCTTGACGCTGGGGGCTTGCTCGCGGTCGCGTTTGCGTGCGCCGTCCAGCGTCCAGTCGCGGTCTTCTAGATGGTGGCCGAGCCGCAGCGTGTTGCCAACATGGTCCAGCACTACAGCGGTCTTGCCATGGCTTGGCCTAAGGCAGCGGCCGATCATTTGCAGGTGCAAGCCAACTGACTGCGTTGGCCTGAGCAGGATGCACCCACCGACGCTTGGCACGTCCACGCCTTCGCCAATCAGGCTGCAACTGGTCAGCACCTTAATGCGGCCAGTTCCGAGCGCTTGCAATAGGTCTCGCCTGCAGTCATTGCTCATCGTGCCATCAATGCTGGCGGCTGGGATGCCTTGCGACATGAACAGAGCAGCCACCGCCTCGGCATGCGCCACGCTGCAGCAGAACGCAATAGCAGTCTGGCCTGCCAAGTGCTTGCGGTAGTGACTGCAGCAATCACCCATGATGGTGGTGACGCGCTGCTCGGCCTCTTTGGCGTCAAAGTCACCCATCCGCTTGCGCAGGCCAGTGGTATTGAACCCCGGCGGTGCCAGCACACGGGCACTGGCTAGGTAGCCGTTATCGGTCAGCCAAGCGGCTGATGGGCCTTGCACCATGGCATCGTAATGATCGCCAAGCCCGCGTCCGTCGCCTCGACATGGCGTCGCTGTCACTCCTAAAACGTGCGCTTTGTGGAAATGCTGCAGCACCGTGGACCAGGTGTTGCTATTGGTGTGGTGCGCCTCGTCCACCACCAAGAGCTGGAAGAACTCCCCCGGCAGTTTGTGCAGCCTGCGGGCAAGCGTCTGGACACTGGCCACCTGCACCGCATGGCTTAGGTCCATGCTGCGGCCTGCCGCAATGCGGCCATGACTGACGCCCATAGCCGTGAGGCTGCGGCTGGCCTGGTCCAGCAACTCAGCGCGATGCACAAGGATGCAGACGCGATTGCCCTTTTTGGCAGCAGCTTGGGCGATGTAGCTAAAGCACACTGTCTTGCCGCCGCCGGTCGGTAGCACTGCCAGCACCGTGCGCTTGCCTAGCTGATACTGCAGGCGGATGTCGGTGATGAGTTGGGATTGGTAGGGTCTTAATTGCATGGCTGGGATTTGAATGGGGTGCTGCGGTTATGTTGGCCTAAACGCCTAAAGGGCGTGACATGGTAAACAACCGCAGCAAGAGTGTGAGCGTGATGTTATGCCGGTTTAAACACCGCAGAGCGGCATGACGCGTTAAACAACATCACGCTCAACCAAGTATTGCCTCATTGCGTGAAGTGTGGTCGTCATCGCCTTGCGGTAGCGCTGCCTAAAAGCAATAAACTTTTCATGCTGTTGTGGGGTGTATTCATGCAGTGGCAAAATAGTTTTATCATCTTCTTTTGTTTTCTTTTTTCTTGTTTTCATGTGTGCGATTACTTCATTCTTAAAGCTGTGATGCATAATGTTTGACCGTGCAACGCCACCCATAAAATGATTAGGCCGCTGGCGCAACAATTCTTGCATCACAAACTTGACGCCTGGGACCATACCGTTGTATTTACGCGTTGTGCCATCACTGGCGACAAATGCAGCCCAAAGGCTTAAGCCGTTTTTGTGTTCACTCGGCAACCAATGACCAGGTACAATCCACCACTCAGTACAGTCTTTATATAAGTCAAGTGATATTTTTTTATCCGTTTGATTGCGCAAAAGCATTGTTTGAATTGCTGGCCTTGCTTTGTCAAAATAAAGATGAAATGCTGCACAGTTTTTGGCAGCGTAGTCCATCCTGGCATTGTTTAGCCAAAGGTTCATATCCTTAATTTGTTCATGCGCCCATTGGATCCGCGGCGGGTAGCCGCTGCGTGGATTGAAATACTGCAGGCCATCTAAGCCGCGATGCTGAATGATGCTGTAAATGGTTTTAGCGTCAATCTCGTCCGACTTATCGCCCATCTTGAGAATGGCGCGCCACTTAGGTGTCTGAGAGTGAAACCAAAGCCGAATCGTGATGTCACGGCGTTCAGCCTCAGTTTTGATGGCAGCCAGCTCCTCATAGGTAAACACCTGCGCCAGACTCCTGGCCTTTGGCTGCATGTGCGCGTTTTCGATCACAACTACATCACCAGCCGTTGCAAATGACAGCGCCGCGAACTGGTCAGGCGTGACCTTTATGTATCTGCCGTCGCAGTGCAAATGAAAATAACCAGACCCATAGTCACAGCCCCAGACACGCTGGCCGATATGGATCGGCTCAGGCTCGGGCGTGTACTCCGGTTCAGGCAGGAGACTGATTTGTTCCATGTGGTGCGTGGTGGTGCGGCGGGTGTGTCGTTAAACAACGCCGGAGCGCTATGAACTGGTAAACCCGCCTTGCTTGCACACCGTAGAGGAACCGGCTACGCTTGTCAAGCACCCACCGCAGCCGATGCCCCTAGCCCATCCAGTCCCGTTACGCCTCACGTCGGACCAGCTTGCATGGCTTGACGCTTGGCGCGGTGACACATTCTCACGCAGCACCGCCATACGGCTCCTCATTGCCGAGGCCATGCGCCTGCACCGCAACGGCCTGTTGCCAGCTACCGGACGCCGCGAGTCATGACCAGCGACCTGCTTGGGCAGCTAGCAGCGCTGCCGCGTCACTGGTCTTATGTGGCAGTTGACGGCCAGAAGCGTCCGTACATGGACAACTGGCAGAAGAACTTCATCAGCCGCGCCAAGCTCGGGCAAGAACTCAAGTCAGGCCGCGCCAAGGCAATCGGCGTCTGCTGCGGCACGCCCAGTGGTGGCCTGCTGTTTGTGGACCACGACGGCAAATCCGCATCTGGGCTGTTTGATGATTGGGGTATCCCGGTCAGCTCGTTGCCACCGTCATGGACCGTAACCAGCGGCCGCGATGGGCGGTTTCAAATCATCTACCAAGTGCCCCAGCAGTACTGGGCAGACATCCGCACCCGTAAGTACAAGACCGGCGTCACCGATAGCGAAGGCAAGCCCGAGCAGGTTGAGCTGCGCTGGGATGGCTGCCAGTCCATCGTTGCCGGTGCCCACCCGCTCACGTCTGGCTATAGCTGGGTGCCGGGGCGGTCGCCTGCAGACCTGGACATTGCCGAGGCACCGGCAGATTTGTTAGCACGCATGCTACGCCAGCCCGTGCAGGCGCCGTTGCCGTTGGTGCCAAGTGGCGGCAGCGATGATGCCACCCGTGCCCGGTCATACCTCGAAGCGCTGCAACCCAGCCGCGCTGATGACTATGACCAGTGGCTTGAGGTCGGCATGGCGCTGCACAGCGTTGATGATGCCCTGCTGGCGGATTGGATCACATGGTCAGCGCAGTCTTCCAAGTTCAAGCCCGGTGATTGCGAACACAAGTGGCGCGGCTTCAAGTCCGGCGGTGGCATCACCCTTGGCACCCTCGGTCAACTAGCCAAGCAAGACGGTTGGCGCGGGCGGCAGCAACTGGAGCCGGTCCGCCGTGAGCGGCCTGCAAGCAAGCAGCCGCCGTCAGCGGTGAACCCGCAGTTGCAGCCGATGAATGCTGCAGAGCTGCTCAACCTGCTGCGGCACGGCGACAGCGCTTACCGCTACAACACCTTCACGCAACGCATTGAGGTAGACGGTGCACCAATCGAAGGCGCCGAGCGGTTTTACCTCACCCTGGCCGAGATGGGTTACAAGGTCTCCAAGGAGGTAGCCCTGGACTGCATTGTGCAGGTGGCTAACGAGTCGCCGTATGACCCGGTTGTCGAGTACCTCGACCGTGTTGCCGCCACCGTGGCACCTGCTTACATCGAAGCGCTGTCCACCGCCTACCTGCGCCCTGGTGACACGCCAGGCACCATCTACGACGAGATGCTTAAGCGCACTTTGATCGGTGCCGTCGCCCGTGCCTATAACCCTGGCTGCAAGCATGACTCCGCTTGCGTCATCATGGGCGATCAGGGCGCCTACAAGTCATCGTTCTGGGCCTGCCTTGGCCATGACTTCTTCAGTGATGCTTTAGGTGATATCAGCTCCAAAGATGACCTCATGGTGCTCCACAGGTCATGGATTATGGAGTGGGCAGAACTTGACCATGTAACTAATCGCAAACACGCAGGTCAGG